AGGCAGTACGCTGTTTGGGTGCTTGTTTATTCTTGGATGATTGATATTGGCTTCAGTGTGAATTGTATGATGAGAAACCTGTATATAATGGAATATTATGTGTACTTGGCATGAATTATGAATTGTGTATGACGGGTTGGATATGAAATTGGCACGTGAAATGAATGAGTGGTGTGGAACTAAAGGAACATGTTATCGATATGAGGTGAGGCTCTATACTCATGGGGAAGTGGTGATAAAAGGTATGGATTCAACATGCGATACGAATGAGGTGCTATTTTGTGAGATTGACGTGGGATTGTGAGCATGATTGCTATTCTCTTATTGTGGATATATGCTTGTTGGGTTTGTGTCAGTGCGTAAGTCCTTGGGGATCTCTAGGTGAGATTCCCAGGGCTGCGCTTCAGTGGTCGGGACGTAATTCCATGACCCTTGTTAGTGGGTGTTCATGGTGGTGCCCCATCTGTATAACTAGGTAAGGATTCAAGGTTAGGACTGTATCCTGACACTCTAAGGGGCCAGTTAGTCTCACTTAGAGCGGACTTACTCCTGTGGTGAGAGTAGCAGGAGGCCTGAAATTCATTAAGGGCTAACCTTGTGGTGAGGGAGATTTGATTCATCATAAAACTTGTATTTCATAGCTCAGGATCGAGCAGCTCAGGGTCGAACAGAGGTATCCACCACAAGTGCAAGCATCCGCTGAATCCGACCAAGTTATACGTATCCGGATGAGTCGAGTCGAGTTGTAGTGTATTGAATGAAGAGTCATAACATGTTTGGTTGTTATATGGTTATGAGATGATGAAAATATATTTGACTGTATGATGAATATGTGTTGGCTCTAGCTTACCCGTTTTGTTGTATGGTTGTGTTGTATGTGGCTGTTCTTCCTTGCGATGATCAGTTAAAATTCTTGCCTTTATCAAGTCTAACCAAGTGATTTTCTGTGTGCCAGTGGACTATGGCACCTCCTCGTCGAGCTTCTCAATCATCCCAAGGGGACGCACCCGATATCGCCAGGGCCATAGAGGCGATGGTAGCAACTATGGCGCAGCAGAGTGCTGCGATGATGCAGCAGCATGAGGCATCCATGCAGCGACAGGCGGCGTCGCTGGAGCAGCAGCAGGCTGTGATGCAGCAGATGGAGGCTGCGAGAGTAGCTGCTGAGGATGCTCATCGGCAGCACATGGAGGCCCTCCGCCAGTTGGAGGAGAACAGGGCGGCTGCCCCTGTGTTTGGTCCTGAACCACGATCTGCAGTCAGGGAGTGGAGCCTGGAGGACTTTCTGAAACACCACCCGGCGAAGTTTGACGGGAAGACTAGTCCTGACGCCGCAGACCAATGGCTGAAGGACCTGGAGCGCATCTATGATGCGAAGATGTGCCCTGCAGAGAACAGGTTGGCGTTCTTTGTGTACATGCTCACGGGGGAGGCGGAGCATTGGTGGAGCAGCACCCGATCTATCCTGGAGGAGAGGGATGAGCCAGTGTCATGGGAGACTTTCAGGGAGAGATTTCTATCAGAGTACTTTCCTGACAGCATCTGGTACGCCAAGGAGGTGGAATTCCTCCAGTTGACCCAGGGAGGGAAGACAGTAGCAGAGTATGCTGAGAGGTTCAAACACCTCAGCCGTTTCTACACCCTACCACTTGATGAGGAGTGGCGATGCAGGAAGTTAGAGAATGGGCTTTGCGGTGACATCCGCTTGATGGTGGCTCCCTTGTCCATCAAGGACTTTGCCGCTCTGGTAGAGAAGACCAGAGTAATGGAGAAGATGAAGCGTGAGGTGGAAGGTCAGCGCCCACAGCAGCCACAACCACCCCAGAGGATCGGTGGACCATCTGGGTCCAGGCCCAAACATGAGGAGCGGAGGAGACCGTATGATAAACCACACCATCAGTCTCAGGGGTCTAGGGGTCTTCCTCCTCAGTAGGGTCGAGTGCAATGTTACACATGTGGAGGACCCCACCCGAGGTATGCTTGTCCGCGTAGGGAGGGTTACCGTAGGTGCAACAACTGTGGCAAGGAATGTCACTTTGGGAGGGACTGTCCCAACCTTGCCAGGGCAGCGACACGCCCTCCAGTTCAGGCACCCCATCAGCATCAGGGGAGAGACAAAGGCAACAGGCCTCAGGCGACGGGCAGAGTCTGTGCCATTACCGGAGCTGAGGCTGTAGGTTCACGTAACCTTGTTATGGGTTATTGTGTGATTTATGGGATGAGATGTTGTGTGTTATATGATTCTGGAGCGACACACTCTTTTGTGTCAAATGCATGTGTGGAACGGTTGGGTCTGCCGGTGCGTGAGCTGTAGTGTGAGCTTGCGGTGTCTACTCCGGCGTCGGGTTTGGTCAGGACGTCGTCCTTGTGTGCTAGGCTTCCAGTGGAGGTAGAGGGACGCAGGTACAGGGTGAACTTAATCTGCCTACCTCTACAGGAGTTGGAGGTGATCTTAGGAATGGATTGGCTTTCTGCCAATCGCATTCTGATAGATTGCCGGGAGAAGAAGTTGTTGTTTCCCGACTCAGAGGAGCCTGAGTTGATGTCTTCCCAAGGTGTTATGAGGGAACTACAGGACGGTGCGCAGTGTTACATGGTCTTCACGCATATGGAGGTGAAGAGAGGGGAGATGACGTCTGTGATACCAGTCGTCCAGGATTTTGTGGATGTGTTTCTGGAGGAGGTACCAGGGTTGCCTCCTAGTAGAGAGGTGGAGTTCTCTATTGATTTAGTCTCGGGAACAGGCCCGGTCTCGATGGCCCCGTATCGCATGGCTCCGGCAGAGTTGGTAGAGCTCAAGAAACAGATAGAAGATCTGATGGAGAAACAGTTCATCTGACCCAGTACTTCGCCTTGGGGAGCACTAGTGTTGTTGGTGAAGAAGAAGGACGGGAGTTCACGTCTGTGTGTGGACTACAGGCAACTGAACAAGATGACGATCAAGAATAAGTATCTGCTCCTGTAGATTGATGACTTGATGGATCAGTTGCATGGGTCATCGGTGTTCTCGAAGATAGATCTACGATCGGGTTATCATCAGATCTTGGTAAAGGCTGATGATGTACAGAAGATAGCCTTCAGGTCGAGGTATGGCCACTATAAGTACGTGGTTATGCCGTTTGGTGTGACCAACGCTCCGGCAGTGTTCATGGACTACATGAACAGGATCTTTCGGCCTTTCCTAGATAAGTTTGTCGTAGTCTTCATAGACGACATCCTTATCTATTCCAGGACTCCAGAGGAGCATGCAGAACACCTAAGGTTGGTGCTTGGTATTTTGAGAGAGAAGCAGTTGTATGCCAAGTTGTCCAAGTGTGAGTTCTGGATGGACGAAGTTCAGTTTTTGGGGCATGTGATATCCGCCCGGGGGATTGCAGTGGACCCGGCAAAGGTCGAGGCAGTGGTAAAGTGGGAAAGTCCTAAATCAGACACAGAGATCAGGAGCTTTGTGGGGTTAGCGGGCTACTATAGGAGATTCATAGAGGGATTCTCCAAGATAGTGGCGCCTCTGACCTTGCTTACTCGAAAGGACCAACCTTTCACTTGGACGGACAAGTGGGAGGAGAGCTTTCAAGAGCTAAAGAGGAGATTGACGAGTGCTCCTATATTGGTAATTCCGGATGTGGGGAAACCGTTTGAAGTCTACTGCGACGCGTCTCATCTGGGACTTGGTTGCGTCTTGATGCAAGAAAAGAAGGCAGTGGCGTATGCTTCACGACAGCTTAAGGTGCATGAGCGTAATTACCCCACTCATGACCTTGAGTTGGCAGCGATAGTATTTGCCTTGAAGATCTGGAGGCACTATCTGTATGGTGCTCAGTTTCGGGTGTTTAGCGACCACAAGAGTTTGAAGTACTTGTTTGATCAGAAGGAGCTGAACATGAGGCAGAGGAGGTAGATGGAGTTCCTAGAGGACTATGACTTCGAGCTCCTATATCACCCGGGAAAGGCAAATGTGGTGGCAGATGCTCTGAGTAGGAAGACGGTACATACGGTACACCTTATGATTAAAGAGGTGGAACTACTAGAGAAGTTCAGAGACATGAGGATACAGGTGGAGTTGGGGTCTGAGTCCATTAGGTGTAGTACCCTTACTATATCTAGTGACTTTTTGGACTCGATCAGAGAGAGGCAGTTATTGGATGCCAGTCTGAACAGAGTTAGAGAACAGCTTGGATCAGAGGAAGCCAAAGACTTTGCCGTGAGTGATGATGACATACTGAGGTTTTGAGGCAGAGTATGTATACCTGATGATGCAGAGGTGAGAAAGCTGATCCTTGAGGAAGGACACAAAAGTCGTCTTAGCTTGCATCCTGGCATGACTAAGATGTACCAGGACCTCAAGGAGACTTTCTGGTGGCAGGGGATGAAGAAAGATGTGGCTCAGTTTGTATCAGCTTGTTTAACGTGTCAGAAGGCAAAGGTGGAGCACTAGAGACCCGGTGGAGTTTTACAGCCTTTAGAGATACCAGTGTGGAAATGGGATAGCATCTCCATGGACTTCGTGACTTATCTTCCGCGGACCTTTAGAGGACATGACACCATCTGGGTGATAGTAGATCGACTGACCAAGAGTGCACACTTTTTGGCGATGAACTTGAGGATGTCCATGGCCAAGTTGGCCCAACTGTACGTCAAAGAGATTGTGAGGTTGCATGGAGTACCTTCGAGCATAGTCTCCGACAGAGACCCACGGTTTACATCCCGGTTTTGGCAAACCTTACAGGAGGCTTTGGGAACCAAGTTGACTATGAGCTCAGCTTATCACCCTCAGACCGATGGCCAGTCTGAGAGAACGATCTAGTCGTTAGAGGATTTGTTGAGAACTTGCATATTGGATCATCTGGGTGCTTGGGACGAGGTATTGCCTTTGATTGAGTTTACCTACAACAACAGTTTTCATGCGAGCATTGGCATGGCGCCATACGAGGCTCTTTATGGCAGGAGGTGTAGGACTCCTCTTTGCTGGTATCATGATGGAGAAGCAGTGTTGGTTGGACCAGAGTTGTTAGAGCAGACCACCGAGAAGGTGAGGATGGTGAGAGATAGGATGTTGGCTTCTCAGAGTAGGCAGAAAGCCTATGCAGATCGTAGGTGGAGACCTTTGGAGTTTACAGCAGGAGATCATGTATTCTTAAGGGTGACTCGAACCACGGGCGTGGGAAGGGCTCTCCGCTCAAGGAAACTCTCTCCTAAATTCCTTGGCTCGTATCAGATCACGAGGAGGATTGGGCCAGTAGCTTATGAGATAGCTTTACCCCCGCAGTTGGCAAACCTACACCCAGTGTTCCACGTCTCGCAGCTGAGGAAGTATGTGTTTGACCCCGCTCATGTGCTAGAGACCGAAGATATACAGATCAGGGAAGACCTCACCGTGGAAGTACCACCCATCGCTCTTGAGGATAGTAAGGTTGAGGAACGTCGAGGAAAGACCGTCAATCTTGTCAAAGTCATCTGGGATCGGAGAACAGGTGACTCGACGTGGGAGTTAGAGGAGAACATGAGAAAATCACATCCACATCTGTTTACCTGGTGAGTCTTTATTTTCGAGGTCGAAAATTTTGTTGTTAGGGAGAATGTAAGGCCCCATTTCTTTTCTACCCTACAGTTAGTGGGCTGCCCTTGTAAGTGGGCCTAAAGTCGGCCCAACGTATAAAGTCCTTAGGTCTGCCCTAATTACACACTCGCTCTCACTCTCGCAGAAACGCAGCAGCCGTCACCTTTCCCTTCCGCACTAGAGCTCTGCTAGGGTTCCAACGTTCTTCAGATTCACGTTTAGCTTGACCATTGTTCTGCTCACGTAAGTACCCTTAACCCTTACCGCCACCGTTTTGTATAGCTTTCGCAGTAACAGTGGAGACTCTTTTATAACTCGTTTTACCCACTGTTCCAGTTGCGAATCGGGTTCTAGAGCAGCTGTGCTCCTTAGTTCTGTGCCGAAAGACCTGTGCCGAAAGACCTGTGCGGACCCATTTCCAGGTACGGGAAGTTAGGGTTTGAGCTAGGTTGTTTGTTTCCTGTCGTTCCTTGAGTTTGCGAACTGTTTGTATGGATTAAATCGTTGTTCTGGATGTGTGGGCTGTTTTGTGTGTTTGGTTGGGCGAGATGATGAATCTGTTGCAGGTGAATCTAGGGCGAGAACTGATAATCTCGCCCAGGCGAGTCGGATTCGCCTAAGCGAGCCTGACGAAGGCTCGCCTAAACCCCTTTGCGCGAAAGGTCGCCCAGGCGACCTGCTCGAACTTTTGAGCGAGTGAACATCTCGCCCAGGCGAGAGGGGTCTCGCCTAAGCGAGATCCCGTGATGTTCCCTGAGTGCTCCATCGAACCCTCGCCTAGGCGAAGGGGGGGCTCGCCTGAGCGAGCACGTCTCGCCTGAGCGAAACCCTTCAGCCTGAGCGAGGGGTTGGGCGAGGCAGTACGCTGTTTGGGTGCTTGTTTATTCTTGGATGATTGATATTGGCTTCAGTGTGAATTGTATGATGAGAAACCTGTATATAATGGAATATTATGTGTACTTGGCATGAATTATGAATTGTG